AACGAGGACCTGAACTTATCCAGAACAACGTGCTCAAGATGGTGTTTGATAATGACAGCCTCATTGAGTCTTTGCCATCAGCCAACGACCCTGCTCGTGGTGAGTCCGTATTCTTGGTCATCATTGACGAAATGGCATTCCTTCCTAACCCAGAAGAGGCATGGGCAGCCATTGAACCTATTGCTGACGTAGGTGGTCGTGTTATCTGTCTGAGTACCGCCAAGGGTGAAGGCAACATCTTCTATAACCTGTGGATGGGAAGCCAGACCGGAACCAACCGATTTACCGGCATCTTCTTTCCATGGTCAGCCAACGCCGACCGTGGCATAGAGTGGTACGAAGCGCAGGCTAAAGAACTACCACCGTGGCAGTTGCATCAAGAATACCCGTCTAATCCAGATGAAGCGTTCATTCGTTCTGGTCGCCCCGTCTTTGATATTGATGCACTAAACCGACAGGTTCCCGAGAAACCCCAGCGTGGATACCTGAAAGCAATCCAAGCCGGAGCAAATACCTACATCTATGAACAAGATGGTGGTGCTTTCAAGGTATGGCAGTTGCCTACATTTGGTGCTACCTACGCCATCGGTGCAGACGTTGCCGAGGGTTTGGCTAGAGGCGACTACTCTTCTGCGCATGTCATTGACGCCAAGACTGGTGTGGTGGTTGCGCATTGGCACGGACATGTTGACCCAGATAAATTTGGCGAAATCCTGTATGGCATGGGGCATTTCTATAATGCTGCATTAATTGGCGTGGAATCCAACAACCATGGTCTAACCACCCTAACAAGTTTGTACAAAGCAAACTACCCAAACATTTACCGGCAACGACGACTTAACCAGCGTAACGCCGAAGCCAGCGAAACACTTGGTTGGAGAACTACCAGTTTGACAAAACCCCTGGCAGTGGACGAATTGAATGCTGGAATCCGCGACGGTGTTCTGGAAATCCGATGCGAAAACACCATTGCCGAACTAAAGACATTCGTCCGGGATGACAATGGCAGTATGCACGGCTCACCCCATGACGACTGCGTGATGTCTTTGGCCATTGCTAACCAGATGCTGAAGTTCGTTTGGTTTGCTGAATACCGACCAAAGGTTGAGAAATCGCCCTTCAGTTTGGACTGGTTTGCCACCAAGGTGCCCAAGAAACAAGAGGAGAAGTTTATCATTGGCGCACACAACGTATCAATGTAATAGAAATGCTTATTGAGTAGGAGATTGCTTATGAATTGTACCTGTGGAAAGCCGATTGCTTCTGAAAATGACCTCAAGAGGGGTCTTTGCTTTGCATGCCATCTCAAAGGAATCAAGTTAGGCGTACCTAGCACCTTTAAGGCTGCTCAGACAATCCGTGAACAACAGCGTTACTACGAAGATTCCAATGCTTTCAAGCAAGGAAAGATTACCAAAGTACCTGAGCGGGCTGAACTTATCTGATGGAACCAGTCTGGGTGACCTTGGCGGTAGCCGTTATTCTCGGTCCATTGGTAGCCGTTATCCAGAATCTACGCAAAGAGAACTCGGAACAACACGCCGAGTCACGAGAACTGCTGCAACAAGTTATTAAAACTGTTGACAAAGTAGATGACAAACTAGAGAAACACATTGACTGGCACCTAGACAGGGAGAGCAAAAATGCCTAGAGATAAACAAAGTATTATGAATAGCCCAATGGCTAAGGCTTACGCATCTGCTGAGGATGACATCAATGGTGTTGTTCTTCCCGCCGAAGGTACATCCATCCTGATTATGGCATCAGATATTCCTGTTAACTACTCCTTTGAAGACCTTATTCGCCGTGGCTACACCGTGTCTGACCCCTTCGTTGTCAACCAAGCAGAAGGTCAATGGGGCTACAACATCGGCTTCCCCAAGAAGTCACCAGCGACCAGTAGGTCTGGTTCTGCCGATAAAGCCGAATACCGAGCCATTGACAAGTTGCTAAAAGATAAAGGCTTTGACCCCAAGGCATTTGGTGAACTTATGAAGTTAGAAGAAAGAAAACTTGAGGCTGGCAAGAAGACCAATTGGAAGCCAGGGCGCCTACCGAGCGGTGGACGAATTGCAGAGAATGGTGTTTACATCCCCGCAGACGCAATGCGTGAAGACGCACGCAAGGCAAGGATGAAGAAGTAATGGCTAAGGACAAAGTAAAACAAGCACGAGACAAAGTTGCCAAAGTTACAAAAGCATGTTCTGCTGAAAAACTTAACGCATCTACAGCAAAGAAAAGCAGTACAAGGCAAGCAGCAAACAAGAAAGCACTTGATAAGTGTATTGACACGGCAATGAAAGCAAAGAACTAACATGGCAGCAAAGAAGAAGGCGCAAGCCAAAGTTGAAAAAGTAATGAAGGAATACAAGGAAGGTACTTTGCATTCCGGCAAGGGCGGTCCTGTCGTAAAGAGCAGGGAGCAGGCTATTGCCATTGCTCTTAGCGAAGCAAAAAAGACTAAGGGGAAGAAATAATGTACGTACCTGGAACAATAACAGAAACATTGACATCATTAAATGATGCCGTAACAGTTAATATCGGAAGCACAAATGATATTGTGTTTCAGGTGAGTGGAACGTGGGTGGGGACCGTTTCTTATGAAGTCTCTGTTGACGGAACAAACTGGCTATCGCAAGCATGCAAAGCGTCCGACCAAAACAACTCTAACCAGTTGATTACTTCATCAACATCAAATCATATCTGTTACCTTAACTCCAATGGTGCTCCTTACTTTCGTGTTCGTATGAGCGCCTACACCAGCGGTACGGCAACCGTAACCATTCGGGCAACGAGATACTCTAAGTAAGGAGAACCATGGCAGCCAAGAAGAAAGCACCCAAACCTTGTTGGGATAACTACGAAATGGTGGGGATGAAGAAGGGTAAGGGCGGAAAACCTGTACCTAATTGCGTCCCCAAGAAGAAGGGCAAATAATGGCAGGAGCATGGCAGAGGAAAGAGGGCAAGAACCCTAAGGGTGGACTCAACGAAAAAGGGCGCAAGTCCTATGAGCGTGAGAACCCTGGTTCAGACCTTAAGGCACCAGTTAAATCTGGTGATAATCCTCGTCGTGCCGCTTTTCTTGCCCGCATGGGGAACATGCCTGGTCCTGAGCGTGACGAAGACGGTAAGCCAACACGGCTCCTACTATCACTCTACGCATGGGGCGCAAGTTCAAAGGCTGATGCTCGTCGTAAAGCAAAAGCAATCTCTGAGCGCAACAAGAAGAAAGGGAAGAAGTAATGCCTCCTGGTCGTCGCCCAATCGCTGAAGAAGGAATAGAAGAACGCCGTTTCCGCAACAGGGGCATGAGTACTCAGCCAATGAGTGCTCTTGAGGCATACGCTCGTGCACAAGGAATTACTCTTGCCGGACCAGTAAATCCAGCAGATATTCCACAGATGACAGAAGCAGCAGGACCAATACCAAAAAAACCAAATGCTGGTTGGTGGGACAACGTAAAAGGTCTTGGCGGTGGCGTTCTAGATACTGCGCTTGCATTTGTTCCGGGCACGCAACAGAGTTATGATATGTCTGCCGCAATACAAGAAGACCCATTGATGGTCGTCAAAGCGCCAGTTCAATCAGTTAGCAGAGTTGTTGACGTTCTTCCTTATGTTGATACTGGCGAAGAAGGCATTGATTATATAAACGCCTACAACCGTGGCGAAGGTCTTAACATGGGGTTTAATGACGCACTGACCTTGTTTACCTTGGGCAGAGGTGCCGTAAAAGCGGGAACACCCATCGTGCGAGAATATGTTACAAATCCAGGAGCACGCTTCAATCCATACGAATACGGATTCCATATCAACGTTCCTGGAGAAACAGGAATCACCAAAGTTGTTCCTCGTCAGGCTGGACAAGCAACAGTAACTGGCGGTGACTCAATTCCAGGAAATACGTACATGTGGGACGCAACACAACCCGGAATTGTTGATGATATTCTTAGCAATTCACAGATGACCAATACCGGCACATTTGACATTCTGTACGATAATCCGCCAGCGGCGTATTTCACTCGTGCCGGAAAATATCGTACTGGAACAGACATCAATATTCCAAGCAGCCCATCCTTGGCTGTTCGTGGTTCGCAAAAGGTTATTGAAGAAGTTCCACTTAGTGCAGAAGCAATGCGAGACCTCTTGGTTCGTCACCGTGTAATGCAAATGACCGAAGATGCTGGACTAAGAAAGATTCTGGCCAACTCCGCAAGGGCTGGCGTTCCTGACGCTATTGGCGACAACAATGCTGTGATGGCGTATAATAATATTCGTGATAGGATTATCCTCGCTCAGGGAAATCCAAACAGTCCGCTCTCGCAGTTTAGCCCAAACATAACTATTGAAGAAATGTTTAACAACCCAGTTCTTCGTCCAGAGATGGAAACAATAGCAGCACGAAGAATTGCCGCTCAACAATCCAGTCGTGACATGATACGAGATGACATTCTTGCACCTCCACCTGAGGCTCCCGACCTTCCTGGAGGTGCTGGTTTTACTGAAGGTCAATACCGAGCAATTGTCGCAGAGGCACAAAGATTAAATGATGCTGGCATTCCTATGCAAGACGCATTGGCACAGGTCCTTGATGATTCGGTTGCTCGTAGGGCTGCCGGAGAGACGCTTCCTGAAGTCGTTCGTGACTCTGGAATGGCAAGTCTTCCTGACCCACGGGCAAATCAAAGACTTCAACAAATTACTGATGAGCAAATACTAATGCTCATTGAACAAAACGGAACTATAGAAGCACGCAAGTTGCTTGGCTCACCAGATTACCGATTGTGGCAACAGCGCTTGAGTGATATTCAAGCAGGTGGAGCCAGGATTCCTGGAATGGCAGACGATGCAAGAGCGTCATTTGCTGCAATGCCAGACGAAGAATTGGCAAGGATGATTGAGGGTAGAAACCTTGAGAAGGTGCGCAAACAACTCAATATTCCATCGCAAGAGTTTTATGCTCGTTTAAGAATGCTCAACGAAAAGGATATGTGAAATGAACGATTACAAACCAGAAGATAGCGCATTGGGTAAGGCATTTACTATCTCCATTAATCTTGGTGGAGAAGAACCCGAGGGTGAAGAGTCTCCGTTGGTTGATAACCCCATTGTGAAACTTCCACCCGCTGAAGAAGATTATGTTGAGTCAATGCTGGAGATTGTTTCTGAGTACGGCAAACTCTCCGATAATGACGGCAATGGAATCTGGGTCGGTTATGTTCCAGCAAATAAAAACATGGATGCAAAGATTGGCGTCAAGTGCTCCAACTGCGCTTTTTATTGCCCTGAGATGGGTGACTGCCACATTGTTGCACAAAAGATTGAACCGAATGGTTATTGCAGATTGGCTGCAATCGGAGAAGGTTTAGTTAAAGAAGGAAGAAAGTAAAAATGGCACGTAAATCAAATAGCGAGTTACTCGCAGAATACCGTTCACGGTATGACTCATCTCGGATGTGGGTGCGTGATGAATATGCGCCCGTATGGAACCGGATGATTAACCTATATCGTGGAAAGCAATATCGCAGCACTGCGCCCTATGACCGTATGTTGGTCAACATTGCCTTTGCGACCATCAACACCCTCTATCCATCGGTGTCCATTGGGCGACCCAAGATTGTTGTCAACCCTCGTGGGCCTGAAGATGCGGACAAGTCAGTTATTGCTGAAGCCATCGTCAACTACTGGTGGGAACACTACCAATGCCAAGAGGAATTCCAACTGGCAGTCCGTGACTTTCTGATTCTCGGCCATGGATGGGTGAAGTCCGGTTACCGTTATGTTGAGGAAGATGTCGTCATTGAGGAAACTGATGACGAAGCAGCATCAAAGGACAAGGCAGTTAATATTGCCGAAACCGACATCATTGTCACCGAAGACCGTCCTTTCATTGAGCGCATTGACCCATTCAATATGTTCGTAGACCCAGAGGGCACCACGATGAAGGACATTCGCTGGATTGCCCAGCGTGTACGCCGTCCTCTCAAAGACGTCAAGAACGACAAGCGTTATGACTTCGGTGCTCGCCAAGAGGTCACCGGCTCAACTGTTTCCCAGTACAACGATGGTCGTCAATACAAGTCAATGGACTCGGCATATGAGCCAGAGTCGTTTGCTGACATTATTGAGTTCTATGACCTTGACAAGAAGACGATGTGCATCTTTGCTGCCGAAGGTGGCGACAAGTTCCTCGTGAAGCCCACGGAGATTCCGTTTGCTTTTGGTCATCCCTTTACAATGTTGCGCAACTATGACATTCCTGGATACTTCTATCCAATGGGTGAACTAGAAGCCATTGAACCACTGCAGTACGAACTCAACGAGACTCGTACTCAGATGATGAACCACCGTAAGCGTTACAGTCGTAAGTACTTGTACAAGGAAAACGCCTTTGATGACTTTGGGCGCAACGCTCTAGCCTCAGACGAGGACAACGCCATGGTGCCCGTCAAGGGCGATGAGAACCTCGCCAATGTGGTTGCACCAATGCCTGCGCTGATTAACCCACCTGACTTCTACAACCAGTCAAGTCTTATTATCAGCGACATTGACCGAGTAACCGGATTGTCGGATTACCAGCGTGGCATCTTGCCTGAAGTGCGTCGTACTGCAACCGAAGCCAGCATCCTTCAGGGTGTTGCTGACTCCCGTGCAGCAGAAAAACTCACACTTATTGAAAAGGGTATTGCTACAGTTGCATTCCGTTTAATTAAGTTGGCACAGCAGTTCATGACCGAAGAACAAACTGTCCGTGTCACTGACAAGCGTGGAGCATGGGCGTGGGTCAACTTTGACTCAGAATACATTGACGGTGAATTTGACTTTACTGTTGAGGCTGGTTCAACGGTTCCTCAGAACGAGGGATTCCGTCGCCAGCGTGCCCTACAGTTGGTGGATGCCATGGCTCCGTTCGCTCAGGCTGGTGTCGTTAGACTAGACGCTCTTGCTAAACTGGTGCTTGAGCAGGGCTTTGGCGTTAAGGATGCTGACAATTATCTAAATAAGCCAGAGCCAGAACCGGCACCACAAGGTCAGCCCCCAATGCCACCTGGAATGGCTGGAGAATTACCGCCAGCGCCAGAAGGAGCACTTCCCCCTGAGATTGCTGCATTGATTG